GCATTTACACGGACAACGGGCCGGACTTTCGCACGTCCTATCCGGTGAACTTTGTCCCTGTGCCAAAGGCGAACGGAATCAGTAATGGTTACTTGCGACCCGCTGAAGGCATTGTCGGCAACGGCACTGGCCCTGGCATTGATCGCGGTGGCATAAACTACAACGGCGTTTGCTACCGCGTCATGGGTTCAAAGTTCGTATCAGTTGCCAGCAACGGCGCTGTGACGATATTGGGCGATGTTGGTAACGATGGCCAATATGTAACCCTTGACTACAGCTTTGACTATATCGGCATTGCATCGAACAACAATCTATTCCTGTGGGATATAAACACGGGCGTTCTCGCTCAGGTGACAGACCCTGATCTTGGCGTTGTTCTGGATACAGTTTGGGTTGATGGTTACTGGATGACCACCGACGGCGAGTTTCTTATCGTCACAGACCTAAGCAATCCATTCGCAGTGAACCCGCTGAAATATGGTTCGTCAGAAGTTGACCCTGACCCAGTGGTTGCCCTGCTGAAGCTACGCAATGAAGTCTATGCGCTGAACCGCCACACTATCGAAGTGTTCGACAACGTGGGTGGAGACCTGTTCCCGTTCCAACGTATCGAAGGCGCACAGATCGAAAAGGGTGTTGTCGGCACGCACGCTTGCTGCGTATTCCTTGAGAACATCGCATTCCTTGGTAGCGGCTTTAACGAAGCCCCAGGGATATATCTTGGCGCGAACGCAAACGCTAATAAGGTCAGCACGCAAGAGATTGACGAACTGCTGGCAACATTTACTGAAACGCAGTTGGCTGGAGTAAAGCTAGAGGCACGGAATGATAGAGCGCACCAGCATCTCTATATCCACCTTCCTGACCGCACGATTGTGTTCGACGCAGCCGCAACGCAAGAACTTGGCCAGCCTGTTTGGTTCACGTTGACAAGCAGCCTTGTGGACTTCTCCCGCTATCGCGCTAGGAACTTCGTGTGGTGCTATGACAAGTGGTTGCTAGGCGACCCCACCAGCAGCGCCATTGGGTATCTGGTAAAGGATATATCGACGCACTGGGGGCAGAAGGTGCGCTGGGAGTTTGGCACGACCATTATATACAACGAAGGTCGCGGCGCGATATTGCAGAACATTGAGCTGGTTGGTCTTACAGGTGCAGTTGCGTTTGGCTTAGACCCAACTATTAACACCAGCTATTCAATCGACGGACAGACGTGGAGCCAACAGAAGTTCATCAAGGCGGGTAAGACCGGAGAGCGTGCAAAGCGTCTTGTATGGTTCCACCAAGGCTGGATGCGTAACTGGCGCGTTCAACGCTTCCAAGGCACATCAGACGCTCATATGTCGTTTGCTCGGCTGGAAGCAGCTATAGAGCCATTGGCCTACTGATATGGTTCAGAAGCTAAACCTTACCCGCGACCAATTTGCTTCGTTTCTGCAAGATCATGAGCAGATTAAGCAGTTTGAGCGGTTGTTCGCTACGGTTGACACCATTGACACAGTAACGCTTGACGAAATTAGCATTTCGGCTGGCAATGCTGAAGCTTCTGCTAATGATGCCCTTGCACAGATTACGCGCATTGCCGATGCACTTGAGTTGCTGACGCAGGCTCCTCTAATTGAAAACAACAACTCGATTACCACAGATTACATTGATTTTGATGGCACGCCTCCGCACGTTGATCGCATTCGGCGCATGGCTTGGAATCCAAGCGACCAGACCCTTGATTTGGGCATGGAATACGGCGTCATTCAACAGATAGGGCAGGAAACATACGCCCGTGTTGAAAACATGACCGGAGTAGCAATCCCTAACGGAACGGTGGTTGGCTTCGTTGGTGTTGGCGCAAATAATACCTTGTCGGTTGCGCCTTATCTTGCTGATGGGACAACGCCAACGCTTTACATCCTTGGCGTAATGACACACGACCTACCGGATAGCGGTGAGGTTGGTTATTGCAATGTCTGGGGCCACGTTCGCAATCTGGACACAAGCGCCTTTAGTGCGGGAGATATTCTTTACGCATCGCCAACGGTAGCGGGTGATTTTACCAATGTTAAGCCGACTGCTCCTGACAACGTAATCCCGCTTGCTGCTGTGCTAAAGGTTGGCGCAGCTGATGGCGAGATTTTCGTTCGCCCTACAATTGAGCAAGAACGTTATTACGGCGAATTTTACAACACGACTGGCGTTACTCCAGTCGCCGCAAACACCGCCTATGCCCTGTCATGGGACGGAGCAACCATTTCGGATGGCGTTATGGCTACGGGAAGCCAGATTGAGGTATCTGAAAGCGGTCTGTTTCAGTTTAACGCACGGGTTCAATTCTCATCCAGCAACGCCAATACAAAGAGCGCATGGCTTTGGTGGAAGCTTAACGGAACGACAACCTATTCAAACAGTGCGGTGATTGGAACTCTTTCCACAAACAACGGATATGTGGTATTGCGTAACTCGCAGTTCTTCTCTCTTGCCGCTGGGGATTATATTGAGTTGATGTGGGCGGTAGACGATACAAGCCTTGCACCGACAAACGTAGCGGCTACGGCTTTCGCTCCTGCTGCTCCGTGTGGCCTGATCGAAGTCACGCAGATTCAGCAATAGGAGTCGTTCATGACCGTTACGGTTAAAAATATCATCCCAGCCAAAGAAGCTGAGAACGTCCAGACCACGCAATACACTGCGGTTAATTGCCGGTGCATAATTGACAAGTTCACCGCCACCAACACAAGCACAGGCAACGAGAGCCTCAGTGTTAATTTGGTTCCTAATCTTGGAACGGCTGGCGATGACAATCTAATCGTCGATGCACGCATGATTGCTCCTGGCGAGACTTACACGTTCCCTGAACTGGTTGGCCAAGTTTTGGATACTGGTTCTTTCATTTCAACCATTGCGAGTGCGGCTACATCCCTTACCATTCGCGCTTCTGGACGGGAGATAGTAACATGAAGAAGCCAATGATGATTATTGAAGGCTTTGCTGGTCTGCGTGAAAGCGAGCCATTCATCACAGCCGCTGAGAACAAGAAGAACACCAAGGTCGTAATCGACGATTGGATGCTTGGCCCTGAAAACCCAAGCAACGAGCGTGGCGCTAATCCTGAATACTGGATTGCTCTTGGCAAAGCTATGCAAGTCGATGAAGCAGAAGCCCGTCGCCGCCGTTGTTCACTGTGCGAGTACTACGACAACAGCACTATGACGCAAGCCAAGATGGATAAAATCCCTTGGAACTCATGGGATGTTGACGCTGGATTCCGTGGCTATTGCACGAAATTCGACTTCATCTGTCACGATTTGCGCTCTTGTCAAGCGTTTGAAGAACGAGAGTTTGAATTTGAAGATTGATTGTGATAAGGCTGATACACCGAGCGTTTACGAGCAGCCGGTGGCTCAGTAGCATGAAAGCCTACTATGCTTAAAAGCGGAACGCCTGAATACTGGTTGCGTCGGAACTTTGTGGAAGTCTTGGACTTGCCCGAAGACGCTGTGGAATGGCTTATTGCTTTATGGCAAGTTGTCCAGCTTTTCGATGACATTGTTGATGGCGACAAGATAGATCGTGACGAAGCTGACATGGCAATCTGGAACGCATTGGTCGGCTTGCCAGCTAATACGTTCTATCAAACGCACATGGTTGTATTGCTTCCGCTTGTTAGCACTGCGATTCTAAAGTGGAAGGCATCTGATACGGCTGAACTGGCTGGCGATGCTTGCGCTACTAGCTTTGTTTGGCGTGCTGGGTATTATGATATTGTTCTAGCAACTGTGCAACTGGTTCACGGCACACAGGCTGCGATGGAAATAGGTCATGTTGTGTTGAAGCTTTATGGCGAAAGCCTTGATGAGTATATGAAGGAAATGTCTAATGCCTGATCCAGTAACTGGTATTGCTGCCGCTGCCAGCATCGGCGGCTCGCTAATAAAGGGAAGCGCGGCTAAGAAAGCCTCTAACATTGAGGCTGCATCGCTTCAGGCTGGTGTAGATGAAACCCGTGCTGCACGCGAAGAACTGCGGACATTGCTGCAACCATACACTGAAGCTGGTGGCCCTGCCTTGCAAGCGCAGATGGCCGCTCTAGGTCTTGCAGGCCCAGAAGCGCAACAAGCTTATGTATCAGGACAAGAGCAAAGCCCACTCTTTCAGTCTCTCGCACAGCAGGGTGAGGAAGCTATATTACAGCAGGCATCTGCAACTGGTGGGCTTCGTGGCGGCAACGTTCAAGGAGCATTGGCGCAGTTCCGTCCCCAGTTGTTGAATCAGTTCCTTGAGCAGCAGTATGGTCGCTTGGGCGGATTGACACAGTTAGGCCAGCAATCCGCTGCTGGCGTCGGCGCGGCTGGAATGAACGCTGCTGGTAACATTGCAAACCTTCTTGGTCAGCGTGGCGAAGCACAGGCTGGTGGAGCTTTGGCGCGTGGCAAGATGTTTAGTGACATATTGGGCGGTGCTAGTGGCATAGCTAAGGGATTGTTCTAGTGGCTAGAGATTATTCGATTGCCTCTGATCCGAGGCAGATGTTCTTGGAGTCCGTTGCGTTGCAGCGTGCCGAGCAAGATCGTCGAGCTAAACTTGAAAGGCAGAAAAGCCTCACAACGGATTTGGCTGCGCTTATGGCTAAGCCAGACACGCAATCTTTTGCGAGCTTCTATCTGAAGTATCCAGAGGCGAAAGAACAGGTCGAGGGCTATCGCAAGACGATGGGCGAAGGTGACCAGAAAGCGATTCTTGAAGCGTCGCAAACCGCCTTTATTCTCAACAGAGAGAATCGACCCGAAGATGTAAATAAGTTGTTTGACGAGCGCATTGTAGCTCTGAAAAACTCTAATCGTCCAGACTTGGTGCAGACATTCGAGCGAGCCAAAGCTACATACAATACAACCACTGACCCCAAAGCGCGTGAAGCTGTACTATCGACCATCATTTATAATTATGGTGGCGGTGAGGCGCATGAAAAGATTTTTGGTTCCAATGTTCAAATGGATACTCCATTCATTAAGGAACTATATGCGGAGGGCAAAAAACCTGGAACCCCAGAATGGGAAGATGCACTACGCGCAAAGCGTGAAGGTGATCCGTGGGTAGCAGTTCCTAACGTTGGCCTATTCTTAAAAAGAGATTTACAGACTGCTATTGATCGCGGGGAACAAGCGGTTACTCCACAAATACCACAAAACGCAGTTAATTTGCTGAGACAGAATCCTTCTTTAGCGGCAGACTTTGACAAAAAATATGGAACGCCCAGCAATCCAAATCCTTCAACTCGTATTATAGGAGGTCAGACGGGCGCACCGTCTGGCAACTTTCGCAAACGGTAAAAAGGTGATAAGTGAGCTATTCCCACAAGCTAACATTACTTCTGGGTATCGTGGGCCTAGTCATCCGTTATCAAAGAAGAATCCTAAGTCGTTTCATGCAAGTTCTATTGGCGCAGTTGATGTTGCCCCAATTCCTGGCATTACGTTTGAGCAGTATGTTAATCAGATTCGGAATGCTGGATACCGCATTATTGAATCGCGTGACGAAGTAAAAAATCCATCTAAGAACGCTACTGGCCCACATTGGCACGTAGTGATTGGGAAATAAAGCAATGGCAAAAAATCCTTTTGATCAGTTTGATAAAGAAGATGTGGCTTCTGTTCCTATTTCGTCAATCCAGCCAATTGTTGCTGCTCCTAAAGAAGCTGAAAAGCCAGAAAAGCCTACGGAAACATTTTCCATAGCCACACCAGAGCAAAAGGCTGCTGCTGGTCTTGATCCTAATCGCGTTTATCAAATTAGCTCAGTAACCGGAGAGTTTAAGGATGTTGGTGGACAGCCAACCGCCAAAGCTGTTGCAGAAAAAGATACCAATCGTCTTCCACAGCTTTATACTGGCATTTCTGCTGTTAGGGATTTGCGGAAGCTTTCCGATAAATTTCTGTCACTAGGAAAGCAGGCTGGTGGCATTAGCGAAACGCCTGTTCTTGGTTCTCTACTTGGACAGAATCGTGCTGACCTTGAGGGATCAATCGAAATCCTTAAAGGTATTATTATTCAGGATCAGCTTGCGCGACTAGCGAAGATTAACCCTGCTGGTGTAGCTAGTCTTGCAAATACTCCAGGTGAGCAGGAACGATTTGTTTCCTCTATTGCAAACCTGAATCCTAATCAAAGCCCAGAGCAATTTGCAATAGGATTAAAACGCGCTGAAGATTATCTCAACCGACAATTAAAAGAATCTGGAGGAGAGCCTGTTGGTGAAAGAGGAGCTCCTGTAGCTGGTTTGACTGCGGCACTTCCTGGCGATCGCGTTGTTGCGGAAATCGACCTTAAAAATGCAAGGGATTTGCAGGCTGCGTGGCAAAGCGGTAAATCTATTGAAGAACTAAGCGCCATTTCAATGAGAAATGTCGGTTCAGCATTAACGCCTGAAACCATCGCAAAGCTTCAAGAAGATACCAAGCGTCAATTACAGTTCGTTCCATACCTCGCCCCAATGGAAGATGTCACAAAAGACATGGGCTTTATTGAAGGCGTTGCTGAAACGATAACTGGCTCAGAACGCAGCACGCCTGAGATTGAGGCCGCTCCTGACTGGACAACCATGCCTGAGCTAAATGAGCTTTCTCTTGCTAGCGCGGGAACTGCTCTTGGTACAATGTTCACAAGCCCAGAAGAATCCGTTAAGATTATTCAAGCCAACTACCCTGGTGTTGAAGTGCGTCAGGATGCCAAGGGTAACTACATCCTTCGATCGCAAAATGGTAAAGAGTACGGAATTAAGCCAGGCTTTCGCTTTAGCGATGTTCCTCGTGCTGCTGGTGGCATTTTTGCATTTACGCCTGCTGGGGCCGCTAGGACAGTTGCGGGTGCTGCTGGTGGTGCTGCATTAACGCAAGCTGGTATTGAGGCAACGCAAGCTGCTACTGGTGGCACATTTAATCCAAGCGAAGTTGCTCTTGCTGGTGCTGGTGGTGCTGGCGGTCAACTTCTTGCAGAAGCTATTCCTCTTGTTGTTTCTGGTGTTCGCAATTTGCGTAGAGGCCCAGCCGGAGCATTGCCAGAACCTATACCTGTTCCATCGGCTCCAGAAGTGCCAACTGGCATGGGAATGCCCTCTCCTGCTGCAATAGTCCCTGAAGCTCCTATCATGCCTACACAAGCTGCATCAATGGCAGCACCAGTAGCTGGAGTTGCAGAAGAAGTTGTTACTCAAGCTGCTGCGCCATCTCGCTTTATTCCTACAGAAGAGCTTGATAACCTTATTTCTACAGCGACGAAAAAAGGTGCTCAGGGTAAGGCAGCGCAGCAAAAAATCATTGAGTTAGCCGAAATCAATCCTGAAGCTAAGGCTGCGGCTGAAAGCTTGGGCTTTGAACTTCCAATCGATGTTTATGCTGACAATCCTCAGATCAGGGCTGCACTTGGCTTGGAGCGTTCGCAATTTGGAACTCCTGCACAAGGCGAGTGGGATGTTACTCTTCGCAACGCTATTGATAACGCTGATAATATTTCGCAGCAGTTCGATGCTTTGTTTATTGAAGGAGTTCCAGCAACTGGAGCAGTTTCCCAAAAAATCAAAACTGGTCTTGAACAATCTAAAAATGCTTTGAAGAGTCAAGCTTCAGCGTTGTATAAAAAGGTTGATGAAGGCGTTTCTGCAAACGTCCCTGTTAATCTTGATAATTTGTTTACAACCTTGCAAGATGTTGTGGCAGAAGTTGGCGAAGGTGGTTTGAATCAGCAGGAAAAAAAGCTGCTTGACCTTTTCCAAACTGGCGAAGCTGGCGCAGGCGACATTACTTATGGTCGATTGATACGGGAAAAGAACCTGATTCGAAGAGCCAAAGAAGGTAAAGAAAGCCCCTATGGTTCGCTGGATGAGGCTTCATTGACGCGTCTTGAGGGCGCTCTTGCAAAGGATCAGTTAGACAATGTTGAGCGCATTGCAGGCGAAGAAACGCGCCGGAATCTGCGTGCTGCAAACTTGTTGTATGCAAAGCAATCAGCTTTGGGCAAGCGTATGGTTTCGGCTTTTGGGCGTGACCTTGAGGGCGATTTAAATTCACTTCTTCTTGGCGCGATAAGCGAATCCAAAACGGGTGGCGCACGCAAATTCAATAAATTGATGAAAACTGTTCCTGAGGAATATCGCAAGGAAGCTTTGGCTACTGCGATTGCATCAGCAACACGCTCTAAGGCATCGCAAGGATTTGGCTTTGCAGAGTTTCGTGATTTTTACCCTGCATTACGCGCCAACCCTGAAGTCTTTGGGCAGATTGCCAAAGAGATGGGGCCTGACTGGGTGAAGGCCATGAACTCATTGTTGACCGTTTCCAAAAGAATGACTGAAGCTAGGTCGGTGTCTGGTTTAAAGACTGGAGCAACAACGCAAGCCGAGCTGCGTAAGTCACTTGCGGCACAAGGAAAGCTGCAAAACTTCCTCAATTCAAGTATGGTAAAACGTGGCGTTGGATTTGTTGCTGGAAGCACTCCTGGGGTTAATATGTTTGTTCCAGACATAATTGATTGGATGAGTAAGCTTGGCAAAAATAAATTAGATGCCGCGCAACAGCTCTTTAAAGACCCAGCATTTTTGGACGCCTTAGAGCAAAGCGCATCACAAGGCGCTCCATCTAAAGCTGCTGTAAATAAATTATCAATGAACCAGCGCTTCCGTTCATACGCAAAAGCATTTGGAATCAGCGATGATCCAAAGGTTTGGTTGAATTCTACATTGAGCGCAGCAGCTCCACAAATGGATGGTCAGCAACAGCCTGAATCACCATCCGGTGCACCAACTGTAGCAATGCCACAATGACCTTTCCACATAACATAATTTCGGCTATAAGCCCAAAGACGCAAGGGATTAAGTTCTAATGGCACTTACTCAAGTTACCGGCCCTTATCCAATATTCACTGATCTAGACGGCACGCCTCTGGATGATGGATACCTGTATATAGGCGATGTGAATGATGACCCTGAAACAAATCCGATTCAGGTCTATTGGGACGCTAACCTAACCATTGCGGCTACTCAGCCTATCCGCACAAGCAACGGCTATGCTTATCGTAACGGCACACCAGCGTTGATTTACACGGCTGGTGCGTTCTCTATCACCATCCGTAACAAGCGCAATGAGTTCGTTCTCTACAGCCCTGTAGGCTATGGCTTTGATCCTGCGGCTGTATCTGCGTCCGTAGTCCAGAACGACTTCACCGGCGATGGCGTGACAGTGGCATTCACGCTCTCTGCCTCACCCAGCACCAAGCTGGCAACTAGTGTGTTCATCAACGGCGTGTATCAGGAGAAAGATAGCTACAGCGTATCCGGTAACACGCTGACATTCACTGTTGCACCACCACTAAGCTCTGGCATCGAAGTGATGACCAACGAAACAGGTATCATCAACTCTGGTAATGCAACAGCCATTTCATACACTCTGACGGCCACTGGAGCCACCGCACAGACCGTTCAAACGAAGCTAGAGCAATATGTATCTGTTGAGGACTTTGGCGCTGTTGGCGATGGCGTGACTGACGACACGGTTGCTTTGGCTGCTGCGATAGCATATCAGCAATCTTCTGGCTGCACGCTTGGTTTGGTATCCGGCAAAACCTATAATGTTTCAACTTGGTCTGCTTTGACCTTGAGCAATCCGTTTTATTTAGAAGGGCAAAATGCCACCCTTCGTTGCTCAAATGCAACAAGAGCAGCCTTTGTAATCTGCCAAGACACTACAAAAATTACTAACACGATTTTTGATGGATGGTATCGCATTGTAAACAATACGACTGCCGTAACACAGACGATTGATAATTTCGAATTTACCGGAAACACTTGCATTAATGCCACCGCTGGGGCGAACAATTTTGCATATTATGTTTTGCTACAAAACCCAGTAAATCGTGTTTTTATAGATAATAACCGATTTTTTGATGCTAAAACTGCCGCAATTTATGTTGGTAACGATGCATATGCTAATCAGGATACATGGCAAAACATAACGGTTTCAAATAACTTCATTGATGGTGTTAGCATTGATGCTGGGCCATCCCAAATTTTTGGCATTCTTGTTTATGGACGCGATGTATTAATTAGCGGCAACAGCGTCAAAGATGTAGAATGTGCTGCTGGCGCATACAGTTCATCCAATGGCGCATATGGCATTTACACTAAAGCTCGTTACAACCGTATCGTAAACAATACGGTGCATAATATCGGCGTTGTTAACATGAATGCTGACGCTGACCAGCTTATAGGCATTAACGTAAAGGGTACAACCCGTGGCGTAACTACTGCGCCAAACGGCTATAGCTCTGTGGTTGAAGGAAACACTATTGAAAACATTGGTGCTGCTGGAACATATGGCACTGGTGTTTCGATGGATCACAACGGCGTAATCGTTACCGGAAACTGGATTGAAAGTGGTCGGTATGGCATCCTAGCAGCAGACCCTATAGTCGCGTCAAATGATGGCCTCGTAATAACATCAAACCATATTACCGTAGGTGCTGGCGCTAACAGCCGTGGCATTGAAATTGCTACATACGACACTCACACGGTTTTGGGTGAAAACGTAATAAATGCTGGCGGCACAGGTAACTGCATCCGTATCCGGTCTGTATCTGGTGTTCTGGCTAATGCTGCCGTTAACGCCAACTCGTTCAGGAATTGTGGCGTCGCGCTTTTCTTGAGCGCCGACACTTTCAATATTTCTAATATAACGATTACCGACAATATTTTGGTTTCAGGCACGCACGGCGTATTTATGAATACGTCTGGTGGTGGCGCATATACCGACATCACCATCATGGATAACGATTTTTCAGCAGCGTCAACGGCTGGAATCGCTGGCGCTGGAATATCAGCCACGACACGCATAAGAAACAACCGAGGCTATGTAAGTGAAAATGGCGGCGCTACAGGCTCCATTTCTACGGCAGCAACTGTTTCTCATGGTTGTGCATCTACACCGACCAGCGTTATCATCACACCATTGGGTGTTGGCCCAACTGATGTGTATGTGTCGGCTATCGGCGCAACTACGTTTACGATCAATTTCGGCGGCGGCGGTTCTCAGGCATTTGCTTGGGAAGCCAAAGTTTCTAATTATTTCGCGTAGGAGACGGATTGTGATTACACCAGCCTACGCCCCAACAGCAACTGAACGGGTTCTCCCGCGAATGGCGTTGGATTTTACCACTGGCTCTTTAGATGCGCGTGTCACGGTGACGCGAGCGTTGAACACCGCAACCCGCGTGAACAGCAGTGGTTTGATTGAAACAATAAACGCTAATCTGCCGCGCTTTGATTACGTCCCAGCAACTTTGGCCTGTAAGGGTTTATTGATTGAGGAAGCTCGTACAAACCTTGCGCTTTATAGCACGCAGTTTGATGATATATCATGGACAAAAGTTGAAAGCACAGTTTCTGCCAATGCGTCAAATGGGCCTGATGGAACATTATCAGC